TTTTGCGCATGCATAAATTGTGCATCAGCCATAGCCATCTTTGTCTCTTGACGCTTTTTGTAAATATGAGTTCCAGCGTTGAGCGCTAATTTAACAGCACTAAACCACATACTAGAACCAAGTAGCTTTTTGAGGCTTACGTGTATACGTACCTTGTACAGTAACAGTATCACCTTGTGAAATCACGTTTCTAGCTCTTTTAACATTAGCTTTACTTCGTGGATCATAATGTAGATTCTGACTTGGTACTGAAGCCTTTTTTGTTTTTTTATAGTTTATAGCCATATTTTATCTCCTATTTTTTTGCTTATCAGTGTATAACTTAACATCTGCTGCTAGTAAAGCTTTATCCATACTAGTCTCATCTCTCATTTCTGCAAGATCTTCATTTTGATCTAGTTTTTCATCATGAATCTCTTTACCTTGCACCAATTTCGCTCTATCTAAATCAGCTCTTGATTCATCATAACGCTTTTTACGCTCATTTTCCATTGCTCTAAGATCTACTTCTCTTGCTTTTAATTTTAGTAATGGATCATGGTCAAATTGAGAAGTAATTCTTTTCTCTTCGTTCATAAACTCTTCAGTCATTTCAGCAATCAACACAGCTTTTCTTGCTTCAAGTCGTTGATTTAACTCTTGAAGTTGTTGTGCGGCTTGTGGATTAACTGCAGCCTGCTGTTGAAGCATCATCATTTGTTGCATTTGCTCTCTGAATTCTAATTGAATTTGTTCTTGAGCCATTAAACTAATGTGCTCTAAAATATTTTTCTGTAATGCAGCCATAACCATAGGATTATTTCTAACCATATTAGTTGCCATAAAATTTAAGTGCGAAGTTATGTGAGCTCTATGATCTTGACCAGGGAAAGCTTGGAAAGGTTTTCCACCTAATGCATCAATGTTTTCCATAGAAGGATCTTTAGGTGCATTTGGCGCAGGTGGTGGTAACACTGCATCAATATTTTTTACACCAATTGCTTCATACATAGTTCTATAAATTTGATACATGTTATGAAGTTGTGGATTACTGGTTGCTATTTGTAATTGTGTTTGTGCTATTGTAATTCTTTGAGACATTGAGAAAATATTTGGATCCGCTACCGGTACAACATCTACTCTGTCATCAAAATCAGTTTGTTTAATATTTCTAGCTCCACCTACAACATCGTATGGGTATTCTGGTGGTAAATATTGTGCAACAACTTTTGATAATAATTTAAACTCATCTTTCATAGCTGCAAAACATCTTTTGTGGATTGCAGACATAACTCTTGAACCTCTTTCAAGTAAAGCAATTGTAGTTCCAACAGCCGCTTGTTGATTTCCATCGCCAACTTGCATATCAGCAATAGCCGCGAATCTTTGACCAGCTTGAACAACAATACCTAAAAGATTTAATAATGTTTGTGATGGTTCTTTATAAGGTAGAGGGAAGAAAGCATCTCTTAAACTACCTCCTGGTGCATCTACATCTTTAAATTCACCTGGTTGTATTGGTGATGCTTCATCTCTAACTCTAACACCCCTTTGTTTAAAACCTGCAGGGAGATTAGATAAAGTTCCAGCGTCTAATAATTGACGGAGAGCCGACGTTGCCGTACGACTCAATCCGCCAATCATATGAATGAGTCCAAAGCCGTAAAATCCTAGTCCTGGCAGAAATTTGAAGTGGACGAAATATTGGATCTTACGTTTCTTTAGATCATTGGGCGCAAAGTTCCTTCTGATAGAAAGAACTGATCGGTTGCCTTCTTCTACAGTTACTATGTAGGGCAATTTTATTCCAGTCGGTTGTCCATCTGCTCCGACTTCTTCGAAACCTTCTAAGTCTAAATTAACATGACATTCTAAAACATTATAAATTGATTCTTGTCTGCCAGTCTTCTTAGTACCTTCTAATTCTCTTTCCTTTTTCTTTAAGTCATCATTAGTAGGGTCCATTCCTGGAGGACCTAATTCTATGTCTCTGTAGAAACCACCTACTTGTTGCTTTCTTAATTCGTTTTCTGAAATTTTTACAGTATGTATAACTGCTTCTGCATCTTCTAAACTTGTTGCAGTGTATGGCACGACTAAATCGTCTGCTGGTACAAATTTTGATACAGCTCTTCCTAAAGTTTGATCATAATAAATTTTTTTAAATGTAGATCCAGCTAATGGTAAATGAAATAACATAGAATCAAACTCTGCTTCGTACTCTTCCATTTGATCCATAATTAAATAGTTCATGTAATCTTTAACACGCACAGCTTGTTGCTCTGTTGCTGGATTTTTAACACCAATAACTTGTGTTCTTACTGGACCATCTGCTGGTAATAATTCTTTGTATGCTTGTGCTTGGAATTGTGTAACCGCTTCTGCTAAAACTGGGTGAGTTGCACCACTAGCTCCTTGGAAAGGTTCTGTTCTATTTTCATATTTAAATCCTAAAAGATCTAAGCCTGTTGTATAAGAACGTTCCCATTCTTTTCTGGAAGATTTATAGTCCATATAATTTTGGACCATTTCATTTCCAATAGGTTCTAATACATCGTCTGGTAAAATGTCTGCTAAGTTATCAAAGTGTGATTCTGTTCCCGGTATATTTATAGCTCCCGGTTCAAAGTCGATTGTCGCTCCACCATCTTCTTCAGGTACAACTTCAATTGGACCTTTTTCTACAATTTCTTCCTGAACATCAACTTGAGCTGCCTCTTCTGGAGGAAGATCAATTTGCTTACGTGTGTTCGGGAGTCCTTTATCTATATCTGCCATTTATACTCCTAGTCATTCATATCACCGATCATTATTGAACGCAACCCCTGTCTTTCAGGTGGAATTGCATTGGGCCTTCTGATTCCAACTATGCCACCGCCCATATAATCTGCTCTGCCGCCAGAAGCCTTATTCAAATCATAAAATCTACTTGGATCAATTTGCTGTAAAGCTTCTTTATAAGATATACCCTTTTCCTTAGCTATCTTTTGTGCTTGGTCATATATATCTAAAAAAGTGGGAAATACATCTGAAGCTTTTTCTCTTTTATAAAAAGTTGGTTCCTGTGTTTTAGGGTCAATATAGTAATTAGGTTTTGAATGTTTTGCTACACTGTATAATCCTTCACCTGCTAATGATGCAAGACCAACTGGTGTTCCAACCCTTGCTGCTCTCATTGCAAATGCAGGGGACATTCCAGCTAAAGCTGCTCTTTCTGCAATTTTTCTCAACATAGGGTTTTTTATTTTATCTGTAACACTTACTGCACCTGATACTAAAGGTTTAGCTAATGCAGCTTCTGCTTCAAAACCTAATCTATCTCCAGTTTTACTTAAATCATAACCACCTTCAGGTTCTAAATATTTAGTCAAAGCTATCATTCCTGTTGGTCCTAAACCAACGTTAACACCTTTGCCTAAGTCACCAACAACTTTACCCATGAGTGATGGATTAAAGAATGGGTTTGAAAACAGTTGCATGCTTCCTTTTGAAATTTCTTTATCTAAAAAATTAACAATTTTTTTTGCTGGTAATTTTCTTTTTTCAGCCAAAGCAATAAATTGATTTGGATCCATCCCAACTTTTTTCAAAGCATTTTTAAATTCGGGTTTATCTTTGTTTGTTTTTAAATAATCAATTAAAATATTTTGCTCAGTTGGAGCATCTTTAACTGCTTGTAAATAACTTTGTGTTCCAGACAAGGGTTTTGCTTTAAAACTTTTAAAATCTCCTTTAGGGGTTATTTCTCCTAATTTAAATTCTTTTGGTAAAACTTTTGATAAATTATTAAAAGCTTTTCTTTGACCCTGCAATGTTTCACTGTATGGCTTTTCTTGTAATTGTTTTGCAAGTTTTATGAAAGCTCTATCAAATCTACTTTTAAAAGTATTTACTGCTCTTGTAGTCGGTCTAACTCTAATTAAATCCATAGGATCTCTTCCTTCTTTGCTTTTATATAAAAAATCTAATGGAATAATGTGATCTAAATTATATTCAGCTACCTTACCAAATTTATCTGAAATAGCTCTAACTGCTTTAGAATAATCAAAATATCTTTTTCTTGCTTTTAAATAAGTGTTTCTTGGTTTATCTTTATACGCTTCTTGTATTAAAGAAGTCATTCTTTTTTCAAAATCATCTGTGAAAGAAGGCAAGCCTCTTATGTTTCTAACAACCTCAGATAATTGTTCTTTAGAATATTTTTGAACCCATGTGCTTGCACCAGGTTCTTTTGACAAATAAACTCTAGTTAATATTTTTTTAAGTTTATCGTTTACCTCTCGTTTTTTTAAATTAAATTTTTTAGCAATGTCTGGAGTATCAGTATCTGGATTATTTAAAACAAATTCTAATATCTCTGGTTGTTTTCCAATTGCTTTTAATACAGCTTTTTGAGCTGCTTTAGCGTGTTTTGCATATACTGTTTTATCTTTTGTTAAATAATTTCTAAGACCTCCAGAAAATTGATTATCTTTACCAGGAACAGGGCTCCCTAAAGCTTTGTTAATTAATGCTCTAGGTTTATTTACTTTTTCATAACCAGCATCAATAGCTTCTTGTGTAATTGGATAACCTTTTCCTTTTAAAAATCTATACAGTGATTGATATGATTCAGGTTTTCCTGCTTTTTTAGATGCTTTAACTTTTTCTTTTATTAAATCTTTATATTTAGCTGTTTCAGCATATTGCATTTTAGATGTTTTACCTTCATCTAAAAGTTCTTTTATTCTTCCACTTTTAATTAAACCTTTGTTAGCACTTGGTAAGTCTTTAAATTCTCTTCCATAATATTCTCGAGCTTGATCTAAAGCATATTGTGGTTGAGGTTTTACCTGTCCAGCTTTATAAAACCCAATCCGTCCACCGTGAGCCATGGCGCTTGGTTCATCGTAAACATCACTAAGGTCTATAATCTTTTTTAATAGGTCCATTACTCCCCTAACATTCGTGCTATGCCACCGGATGCAAAGTCATCAGCTTCATCAGCCCACCTATCAGCGTCAGCTTCCGCTTTACCAGATTCCCATTCAGTTCTTTCAGCTTTTTTAGTTGGTTTAGATTTTTTAATTTTACCTGTTGCAAACATTTCTA